CGGGTGGTGGAGCCACCTGCTGCGCCGCTTGGGTGTTCGCCGCTCTCGCGGCGGCCCGTCAGAGCTGGCGCTCCAGCTTGATGAGCTGGACGCGCGGGGCGAGCGTGGTGCCGTTCCAGTCGGTCGCCGAGCGGAGCGCGGTGTAGCTGTATTCGAACTGGTGCTCGTCCTGCCCGAGCGGCAGCGAGAGGCCCATGTCCGACGTGGCCTTCCACACGTAGACGTTCATCGTGTTCCCGGTGACCGCCATGTAGTGCTGCACGTGGAGCGCGCACTGCGTCACGATGGGGTCACCACCGAACGAGAACGTCTCGGCGCTGCCGGAAACGCTGGTGGTACCAGCGCCCATCGCGCGCGCGAAGTTGTCGAAGTTCCACTCGATGCCCGTGACCGTGACCTTCGCGCCCTGCGTCTGGCTGAAGTTGTAGACGGGAATCTTGGGGTTGCCCTGCGAGATGTAACGCTTCTCGCTGGTGATCTCGATGCTGACGCCGTCCTCGGTGATGCTGCCAACGTCCACGGTGGGCGTTGCCCCTGCGACGCCGAGGTACAGCACGGCAGGCCCGAAGCTGATGTCGTTGGTGGTGACGGTAGGTACGTTGAATGGCACGGGTGCCTCCTGTGCATGAGCGTTGGGGTTGGCACCGCAAGCGCCTTCCAGCGTCTACTGCGGACTGCTGGGACGCTATCACGGTGCTCGGTGTGGGTCTACGGGCGTCGGCTGTCCTCCAGCCTGTTCCGTTGCCCGCAGCGCCTGCAGGGAACCTCCACCGTGCCGCCCGCGCCGGGCCGAACGTAGCAGATGAAGTCTTTGTAGCGGACGCGCAGTTCGTCACCACGTTCGTCGTAGATGCCGAGGCGTGCGGCGCAGCTGACGCAGCTCCACACGGTGTCCTTCATGGTCGCGGCCTCGTCGTCGTTGCCGCCGCTCCCAGTGCTCGCGGCAGCCAGCAGGGCCATCTGCCCGCCCAGCGCCTGCAGTGACGCCTCCAGTTCGTGAAGCCCTACCTCCAGCCTGTGCAGCCGGGCCTCGGTGTTAGCGGACATCGCGCACCTCCAGCCGCACCGTGCGACCACACGTGCCGCAGCACAGTGCAGCGTCCTTGCCGTCGCCTCGCGCGCGGCCTGCTACCGCCCCAGCGCCGATGGTACCCAGCGTGCCGCCGCAGGTGCAACGCACGCGCAGCGGCGGTCCTGCGGGCGCGCTGCCCGCCTTCCAGTCCTGTGTTCTCACTGTCCGCTCCTGTAGCTCATGCGCACCGCCCACTGGCCGCGCGCGTAGTATGCCCGCGCGACCTCGTTCCACCCTTGGTCGGGCCGCTCGCTCTCCACGCAGTAGCCCGCCACCGGGATGCCGTCGCGGCGCATCAGCTGGTGCTGCAGGGCAGCGGCGCAGGCATCGTAGATGCGCAGCACTTCGCCACCGCTGTCACGGCTGTAGCAGTAGAGGTCCATTGTCACGAGCTGGTACGTGCTCGTCGGGCTGATGCGACCAGCCACTACGTCCAACACCACCAGCGGGTAGGCCACCGTGCGGCTGTCGGGCGTCTGTATGTGAGCGCCGTGTACGCTGGCTCCAACCAGTGCAGCCACGCCAGCGTCGGCGAGCAGGTGGTGGCGCACGAGCAGCTTCAGCTGCTCCACGCTTGGCGCAGGGTTCAGTGCCATCACGGGCCTCCACTACCGAAACGGATACCAGCCTGCGTGCGCAGCTCGGCACCCATCACCTGCACGAACGCCCGTAGCATCGCCGGGCGTACATGCGGCGCGCTGGCCGTGAGCCACAGAACGTCGCGCGGCAGCATGACGCGCGTGCCCTCCACGACCCACTTCACGTGGGGAGGCACGTTGCCCCACCAGCCCAGCAGGTAGTACGGGCGCGATACACCCGCACCGCCTGCGCGGAACCGCACCTCGCCCTGCAGCGCCGAGGCCATGCGACCAGTGTGCGTGTGTACCACGTGGCTCTCGCCAGCGTGGATACCGATGCTGCCGTGCCGCTTGGCATAGGGATGGTCCATCGCGCGCAGCTGGGCGAGCGTGTGGTCGGTGCGGGTGACGTTGGCGTACACAGCCGCCTTGGCCACCTCGCCCGCCTTGGCCATCGCCTTCCCAGCAGCATCCCGCACTGCACGGTCGGACAGCTGGCGCAGGTTGATGACCGTCGCCTCGATGCCCACGATGCGCGTGCGGTTGGTTGCCATCAGTCCGCTGTGCCCTCGGGGTCAGCATGACCGCCCGTGCCCTCGGTGTCCAGTACGGCGAGCTGGGCGTCCAGCAGCGCCTGCAGGTCCACCTCGGGCGGCACAGCCGTGCGGCCAGCGCCGAGCTTGGGCTGGTCGGGCGCGTGCTCGCGCAGCCACTCGTGCATCCCCTGCACCTGCTGGTACAGCGTGTGGCCGGGCGCGAGCCTACGCACCGCCTCGCCCACCAGCAGGCGCGCGGACCGCAGGTGGTACAGGGCGGCCTCGCGGAAGGGCAGGTAGCCCGTGCCAGCGCAGGCCATGCCCGCCTCGTAGCACGCCCACTGTTCGTCGCGGCGGTTGTCGTTGCCGTACTGCAGGCCGAGGCTCACCCACGCGCCGGGGCTGGTCGGGTCGTCCTGCAGCTGCTTCACGAGCAGGCGCGTGTACCGCTCCAGCTTGGCTTGCATCGCGTCCTCGCCGCCAGCGAGGCCACGGTGGTCAACGGTGAACGGCGCGTAGCGCACCTGCGGGTGGATACCTCGCCGCCCCAGCTCGGCCATGCCTCGCTCCAGCGTTTCGTGCACCCGGAAGTTGAACCGCAGGATGCCGCCAGCGAGCCGGAACAGGCGGGTATTCTCGCTCCAGTTCCACTGCCCGTCGGCGCGCCAGTTGCGGAAGCGGAACATCCACGCCCAGCTGTCGGTGACCTCGGCCATGCGGCGCAGGGCGATGGTGGCGAGGAACGTGCTTTCGTACTGCTCGTCGGGGTCCATCACGAGACACCACGTACAGCCAAGCTCGCGCAGGCGGTCCACGCCAGCGTTGCGTGCGCTGCCAAGGTCGTCGTTCAGAGGGCGGTACACCCACTCCGCGCCGTACCGTGCGGCAACGTACTGGACGTCCGCGCTGGGCGCAGTGCCCTCGGGGCCAGTCCACACCAGCACCACATGGTCTGCCAGCGCGTACAGGCTGTCGAGGTGGCGGTGGAGGTCGAACAGCTGCTCGCGCTCGTGGAACAGCATGGTGAACCCGATGCCGTTCTCGCCCTGCCACGGGGCCAGCTGCATCCCCTCCTCGCGCACGAGGTGGTCGTACCCGCCGCCGCCGCTGGTCCTGCCCTGCGTGAGCACGCTGTCGGGCTGCGTGTCCTTCTCGCGGTAGAACCGGAACTTGCGCAGGCGGTCGGGGTGGCGCATGTACCCGTAGTGCCGGAACCGCAGGGCAGCCACGCGCTTCGCGTTCTCACCAGCGTCGGGCACGTTGCCGCAGTGCAGCCCGATGGCGTTGCCAGCCTGCACCTGCTGCACGCTCGGGTGCGTCACACGCCACAGCCGGAACCCGCGCATCGAGCTGCGGTACTCGGGGCCACACCACGGTACGTCCACCCGGCACACGCGCGGCGTGTCCCAGTGGTTCGCCCACCCTACGTCGTAGTGGGTCACCAGCGGGTCGGGGTTGCGCATCCACTTCTGGAGCAGAGCGCGGTCCACCCGCTCCTCCACCACCTCGTCGTGGTCCACCGACAGCATCCAGTCGGGCGACAGCGACAGCCCGAGCTGGATGGATGCGTTGCGCTCGTCACGCTCGTTCCACTCGCCCGACCATCCACGCACCAGCACAGGCACCTCGTGCCCGGCGCTGGCCTGCGCCAGCTCGGCGACGTACCGCTGCATCGCCTCGGCCTGCTCGTCCAGCGTGGCTCCACGGCAGGCGTCCAGCAGCGCCTGCTCGGCGGGCGGCACCATGCCGGGCCGCCACTCGTCGCTGGTCGTGACGTCTGCCGGGTTGCCCGTGAGCAGGATGGCCATGCCGTCCACCAGCTGGGCGGTGCGCCCGAGGCTCGCGCGCAGCATGGCGAGGTCGTTCGGCACGTGCAGCTTCACGCGCCACACCGCCACCAGCCGCTGCTCGCGGTTGGTGTAGGCCTCCCACGTGCGCAGGTAGGTGGGCAGGTTGGCCAGCCCGCGCTGCGCCTCGGGGAACACGCTGTCCAGCGTCTGGTGCCCGAGGTGGTGGACGTAGCAGTTCGTCGCGATGGCCATGCGCCAGCCCAGCAGCTGCGCGCGCGCCGCGATGTCGTTGTCGTCGTAGCCACCGATGCCGTACTGCGGGCGCACGAGGCACACGCGCCCATCGTGCTGCTCCAGCAGCTGCAGCAGGCACTCGCGGTCGTACAGCACGCACAGGCCCGACAGGAAGCTGGCGGCCATCGGCGTCCACCCGTTCTGCTCGGCGTAGCTGCCTGCGAACTGGTCAAGCATGGCGTCGGCGTCTGCGGTGAACGCGGAGCCAGTGGGCATCTTTACGTCGGGCGCGCGCACCTGCTGCATCCCAGCCACCACGTTCGACACCGGGCCGACCATGCCGATGCGACCGTAGCCAGCGACCGGGTGCGCAGGTGCCTGCGGCCCGTAGCCCGCCACCTCGCCCTGCAGCTTGATGCTGGAGCTGGTGAGCGCGCCGTGCATCCGGTGGAGCCAGCTCGGCGTGACGCGCAGGTCGTCGTTCATCACGACCACCGAGGGCGGCAGGCCGCCGTGCTGGAGCGCAGCCTGCACGCCTACGTTGACGGCACCTGCCCAGCCGACCGGGCCGGGCAGCTGCACCCACTGAAGCTCCACGTGCTGCTGGCTGGTGCTGTTGGCCATCTGCACCAGCGCGGACACCTGCTGCTGCAGTGCCTCGATGCTGCCGTCCTCCAGCGCCTGCGGCAGCGGGTTGACCACGAGCATCAGCCGCCAGCGGTCCACCTGCGTGCAGGTGAGCAGGCGCTGCACGCAGGGCAGCACGAGGTCGTGTCGGCCCATCGTGGGCACGATGATGAGCGCGCTGTGGTTGTCGTCGTAGGTCATGCTTCCTCCCCGCCTCTCGGGCGTGTGTGTGGGTGCGGCACTGTATCGCACCGCCTGCTCGGCGTGAACGACGCCGATCCCTGCGCCGTTGCGAAAGTTGAAGAAAAGAGAGCCTGCGGTCTTGGCGCTAACCGCGTCCCGGTTATTGACGGGTCGTCAGCAGCCGCTGCGAGAGCAGCACCGGAGAGACAGATGACCGAGTTCACCACCATCGTCGGCAACACCATCAACGCCCCCAACACGACCATCATCGACGACACCCCGAACGCCCTGCTGTCCCGCGTGGTCGCCCGCGTCCACGCGAAGGGGCTGTTCGTGGTCGGCATCTACGGTGGCGACTGGGAAACGACCGTGAACCGCGAGGCCACCCGCCAGTTCGAGCTGGACGTCGCCACCGAGCCGGAAGGCGAGCCGCTCGGGCAGGTGACGGTGCGCCACAGCCGCGTCAAAGGCTTCTTCAAGGTGCGCGGCATCGCGTTCAACGCACAGCACCACCACGAGCTGAAGGACACCACCCGCCTCGGCTGGAGCGGAGAGGCGCTGTGGAAGGCGCTCGGGTGGCGCGAGGAGTAGCCCCTCGGCGGGCACTGCGGGCCGCTCGGCACACCAGCCGGGCGGCCCGCTCGCGTTTCAGCTCACGTGTCGTAGCGGGTGCACCGCAGCTGCCAGTGGTGCGGGCGCACGCCGTAGCCCACGCGCACCTCGCGCACGCCGCGCACCAGCCACACCTCGCCCGTAGCTGGCTCGGTGCACAGGTCGTCCACGCGCGGCGTCCACGTTTCCTCGTAGTCCACGAGCACCACCGCGCCGTCCAGCTCGTGCGTCCCCTGCGCGGGTGCCGGGTAGTCCATCGGGCCTGTCCAGCCGACCACCACAGGTCGCTCGCTGGCGACCTCCACCTGCACGAGCTGTGGTGTGCCGTCCGCGCTCACTGCCTGCACGGCCACGGTGGGGACGGTGGCCTCGCTGGCCAGCCCGGTAGTGGCCACGCTGGTCAGCGATGCGTACCGCTTCGCGGTCACCTGCGTGCCGTTGCTGCTGAACGTCAGCGTCTCCGACTGCGCGCCGCCGCCCGGTGCGGTGCCCGTGACCTGCACGGTGCCGCTCCCAGTGGAGCCACCCGCGACGGTGACCTGCAGGTAAGCCTGCCCGAGCAGTGCGCGGGTGGGCGTCATGCTTGCCGCTGCCGTCGTGCTCACGAGCACGTAGGCTGTGCGCCGCGCGAACGTCCAGTAGCGGCTCGCGCTGCTGGTGACGATGCTCATGCCTTCACGCCCCATACGAACGTGTCCAGCCCGTTGCGCTCCAGCTGCCCGTGCAGGCTGGTCCACTCGCACTCGGCGCGCAGCACTGCCAGCATCTCGTCGGGGTCGCGGCCACCGTAGTAGCCGGGCGTCGGGCTGTCCTCTAGATGGTGCTCGGGCCGCGCCTTGCTGGCGCAGCTGAACGCCAGCAGGCCACCGGGGCGCAGATGCTCCACCGCCGCCTGCAGGGTGCGCTCCCAGTACGGGTCGTGCTCCAGCATCTCCGTGGACACCACGACGTCTACCGGGCCGCCCTCGGGCGGGTGCTCGTGCGCGATGCCCACGATGTCTACGCCAGCGCCCGCATAGGCGTCGATGCCGAGGTAGTACGCAGGCGCGGAGAACAGGCGGCGCGGGCTGCCATTGATGTCGCGGCTGCCGTACTCCAGCACGCGCACGCCGGGCGCGAACAGCGACGGGTGCGCGAGGCGCAGCCCCTGCAGCCAATCCATGACGGTGCTGTGCATCAGCTCTCCTCGGCCTGCTCGGCCTGCTCGGTGTCGGTCACTGGTTCGGCCTGCTGCGGCGCAGCGGCCTCGCTGGCATCGGCCAGCAGCTCGGGCGGCACCTCCACCTCGGCAGGAGGGTCGGGCAGCTGGCCGTCGGTCAAGGCGTCGGGTGCCTCGGTAGCATCGCACGTAGCCGCCACAGGCGGCTCTACAGGCGCGAGTGTCGGTGCGGGTGTACCTTCACCCCTACCGGAGCGCCCTCGGCGCGCCTGTAGGCCGCTGGACGCGGAAACCAGCGATGCCTGCGGCAGCCACCCGTCGGTGCCCAGCGCCTGCACCACGACCTGCGCCGCGTCGGACACGATGACCCGCAGGGCGGCGTCCAGTACGGGCAGCAGGTGTACCTCGCGCGCACTGGCGAGCTGGGCCGCGCGCAGCTGCACCGCCTCCACGTCGCCAACCACGAGCAGCACCACGGCGCTGCGTAGGTCGGCGAGCTGTGCCAGCACGTACTCGGCGGCACCCGCCACGATGGTGGAGCGACCCACGTGCGCGCGCCAGCCTTCAGCAGCGGCGACCGCCTTGCCGCGACCCACAGCGGGCAGCGCCGCGCCAGTGGGCTGGTCCATCAGCAGCACCTGCCGTGCGTAGTGCAGGCCGGGCTGGGCCTCGGCGAGCAGGTGTAGGCTGGGCACAATGCCCACGACATCGTTCTGGCTCATTGCTCGGCCTCCACGTAGGGCGCGAGCTGCACAGCCGCGCCACGGTAGGCGCGCAGCAGCTTGCGAAGATTGCTCGGTTCCATCAGGTCGGAGCGCGCTTCCCAGCCAAGCTCACGGAGCTTGGTGCCGTCCACACAGTAGGCAGCGTCCTGTCCCGGTCGGTCGGCGCTGTGCTGGACTGCCTCGTAGTCGCGCAGGCCCAGCTCGGCAGCCAGCGCAAGCACCACCTCGCGCACGCTGGCGATGCGTGGCCCGGCGAGGTTCAGCACCGTGCCGCTGGCTACGTCCCCGTCCACCAGCCAGCCAGCCACGCGGCACAGCGCGTCCGCGAACTCGGTGGCGGCCATCCACTGCCGCAGCTGCGCGCCGCCACCGTGCAGCGGCACAGGGCGTCCAGCCTGCAGCAGCGCGCACGCAATGGGCACCAGCTTCTCGCCCAGCTGCCCCTCGCCCCAAGCGTTGCACCCGCGCGTGATGGCGTAGCGCAGCCCGGCGCTCACGCCCATCGCCTGCACGGCCAGCTCGCCCGCCGCCTTGCCCGCGCTGTACGGGCTGGACGGGTGCAGCTTGGCGTTCTCGCTGAACGCGGTCGGCACACGCCCGAGCATCATCGCTGGCCCGTACACCTCGTCCGTGCTGCAGTAGACCAGCGGCACGTCGGCGAACGCGCACGCGGTGGCCACCACCTGCGTGCCGTACCCGTTCACGAACATGGCCGCATCCGGCTCGCGCAGGCTCCGGTCCACGTGGCTCTGGGCGGCGAGGTGGAGCACCACGTCGGGCTTCGCATCAGCCAGTGCAAGCACCACCGCCTGCGGGTCACAGATGGTGCCATGCACCAGCTGCGCTCCCAGCACTTGCTGCACCGCGTCCCACCCGGTCGCCGCGTGCGTGCGATTGTCCAGCACCCACACCGCATCGTCACCATGCTGGCGCACCAACTGCCGCACTACGTGCTGACCGATGAAGCCAGCTCCACCTGTGACCAGCACGCGCATCAGCTTGTGCCCTTGCGCCTGCTCGCCTTGGCGACAGGTGGCTCGGAGGGTTGCGGCGCAGGCACCTGCTGCCACCGCTTGCGTACCAGCACCGCCTCTGCCGTCGGCGTGTGCACCTCGGCGAGCCACCCGGCTGCGCCGCGCGAGCACACCACCGCCTCCTCCGGAGTGTGTACCACCAGCCCATCATCGGGGTCGCCGTCCACGTGTGGGCGCGTCCAGTACGTGCTCATGCGGTTGCGTCCGTGGGGAACGCCCGAACGTAGCGGGCGAGGATGGCGAGGGCAGCAGGCGGCAGGGCGCTGTCGTCCACCGAGTAGCGATACCCGGTCATGCCCTCGCTGGAGAGGCCAGCGTGGCGGGCGCGGTTGAACTCGGCCACCGCCACCAGCGTGGCGGCGTGCTGCAGGTCGGCGGGCGGGCTGGCATAGCCGAACGTGTAGGTCACGCTCACCTGCTGCCTGCCCTCGGGGAAGAAGTAGCCCAGCGGGGCCAGCCGCACGATGCCGGGTCGCTGGTCCACGTACCACTGCGTCGTCTGCAAGGTGGAGCCACTGGCGACCACCGCCTGCACGCTGGAGACTGGGAACCCGCGCAGACGCAGCTCGCTGGTGCCAGCTGCGTTGATGTCGTACAGCTCGGTCACCGTGGTAGCGGTCAGCGCGGCCATGCCGCAGTAGGCGAGCACCATCTGTTCGCCTACGTCCACGAGGTCGTCCAGCAGCGCGTCGTGGAGCGTGACCCCTGCTGGGATACCGAGAACTCGCTTGCACCGGGCCGTGCTGGTCAGTGTCGCCACGTCACACCTCGTGCGCGCGCGGGCCGCGCCTGTAGCGATATCCCATGTTCCCGTGCGCTGATGCGTGCCTGCGCTGGCGCGGCGACAGGTTGCACTCGGCCAGCCCGCGCTCCTCCAGCAGCCGGATGGTGGTGCGCCACTCGCCGTCACTGGTACCGCTGGCCTGCAGCAGCTGGCGCTTGTCCTGCCACTCGTCGGTCAGCGCCGAGAAGATGGCGCGCTGGCTCGGCGTGCTGATGCGCGGCTTCGCGTCCTCCAGCGCCTGCTGCCACCGCTCGGTGCAGTCCAGCCAGCCTGTACGCACGGCGCGCTGGAAGGCAGTCTCGCCCTGCAGGAACAGCGTGTGCGCCACCTCGCCGTCCAGCTCGATGGCGCGGCTGTCGGTTGCCTCGTCGTACACCGAGAACGCGATGGGCTGGCTGTCACTGTCGTCGGCGCTGCGGTCGTAGCGGCGCACCACGTAGCGGTACGTGCCGGGTGCGGGCGGTGCGTCCATGATGGCGCTCATGCGGTGCGGCCTCCAGCGCCGACTGTATCACGCCGCGCACACAGCTGCGCGCCCCCTGCGCAGCTGCGCGCCCCACCCGCGCAGCAGAACGCCCGCCCCAGCTTGCGCCGAGGCGGGCGTCTGTTCGTAGCCCCGAGGCTACGTCGCCAACGTCAGTTGGAGGCGATGCCCGCGAGGAGCGCCGCGCCCTTGGTGTTGGCGAGAACCACCGCGCCGTCCCAGTAGATGTCGAACTGGTCGAACTGGCTGTCCGTCGTGGCGAGCGGCATCATGGTCATGGGGGTGAGTTCTTCGAGGTAGGCGAACCGCTTGTTCACCACCACGAGCGCGGTGGTGGGGTTGGTCGCCTCGCCGCCGAGCTTGGTGACCGCAGTTCCGGACCACCCGAGGTCGTCGCGCATACCCGTGGACACCACGAGCGGGATGCCGTCGTAGGTGCGCACGCGGAAGCCCGCCGCAATCTCGACCTCGTTGATGAACTGCTGCTGCGCCTGCAGGGCGGCGTTCAGCTTGCGGATGCCCTTGAACGAGCCGTAGATCACGAGGTCGGAACGGTTGCCCGCGCCGCGCACCGTGTCGATGGCCTCGTCCAGCTTGGCGAGCGTGAGCGCCGAGCCAGCCGCCGCAGAGGTCTGCGCGACCACCTGCCCGCTGACAGCGTTCACGAGCGTGAGCAAGCCGTTCATCATGTTGGCGTCACCGCTGGCACCGTTGTCACCGACGAAGATGCAGCTCTCCAGCGACTCGTTGAAGTCGTCGGCCTTCTGCATCATCTCCTCGGCGAGGATGTCGATGTAGCTGCGGCCACGGGCGCGCATCTTGCGGGTCACCTTGCCGCGCGTGGCGAGCGTGGCGTAGGTGAACGTCGCCTGCGCGTAGCTGCCCGTGCTCTCCACCACGCTGTCCGTGTCGGACACCCACACGTCGCTGACCGTCATGGTGGACGCGGTGCGGCGGTTGATGATGGCCGCCGAGCCGGAACCCGGCTTGCGGTCCATCGTACCGAGCGCGCCGAACTCACGGATGGAGAGCTGCTGGATGATGCGGTTGGTGAAGTTCTGGACGAGAACGGAACCAGCGCCAGCCACGTTGATGGAGCGGGCGAAGGCTTCGCGCTTGGACGGGTCGAGGCCCGCCCACACAGTCGGGGTCGTGGACATAGGTTTCAGCCCTCCATGCTGTCGGTGATGACGCCGTCCGCGAACGCGGCGGCGAGGAGGCTGCGAAGGTCAGCCTCCAGCTGGGCGCGCGTCTGGAGCGTGGTGCTGTCGCGGCGCTCGGCCTGCGAGCGGGCAATCTGCACGAGCGCCGACCCACCGCCGAGCGTGCGCTCCACGGTGCGGATCAGCGTGCCGTGACCGCCGACGTCGGTGTGGCGGTTGGCGTGCGGGCTGTGCGCCACGCCCTGCCGCGAGGCGGCGGCGAGGGCGCGCGTGAGCTGGGCGTCCTTCGCCTCCAGCTGCGCGCGGAGCTGGGCGGCTTCGTCGGCCACCGGGGTGGTGTTGGTCGTGGCGGTCGGGGCGACGCGCTCCACCAGCTTGGACAGGACACCGTTCAGCTCGCCAATGGCGCGCTCAAGGTTGTCCATGCGCTGGGTGTCGGTCGCCGTGCTGCGGTTGTCAGTCATGGCGTTGTCCTCGCTGGAGGGTGGTTGCAGTGCTGCGCTTTCCACGGCGTCCGACTGGCTGGTGGCAGTAGAACCCTGCACGCCAGCGTTGTCAAGCGCCGTATCACCCGCGCGCAGTAGCTCGGGCGGTTCCTTGTCGAAGCGTTGGTACAGCGCGGCGATGCGCTCGTAGACGTCAGCGCGGTCGCTGTCGGGAATGTCTACGCCGCCGCGCGCGCCGTTCAGAACGCCCATCGCCGCAGCAACGCCACGGAATACGATGTGCAGCTCGCCGTTCACAATCTTGGCGAACGGCAGTTTGTAGCTGGCGCGCCGCTCGGGGGCAGCCGCGTCCATCCACAGGTGCGCCATGGCGTACCGCTCCCAATCCGGCGGGTCGCCCAGCACCTCGTTGGCAGCGTCGGTGTCCCAACCCCACGCGGTGTCCTCGGGTGCCAGCGGCAGGTCGGTGTTCCCACTGACCGCGCGCTCGGCGCTCTCCGCGTCGGCCTCCTCCTGTGTAGTGGGGGAGCTGCCGTGGTTGCCGCCTGCCATGATGTGGTCGATGGTTCCTTCCATGAAGGCATCGCACACGTATTCGTGACCAGCGGCGAAGTTGAACTTGCTGCACCAGCCGTCGCGCGTGTAGTGCTCGCAGCGGTTGCACACCTCGGTCTGCACGTTGGAGAGGCGGTAGTTCGGAGCGTCCATGAAGGTGCCCCGCTCGCCCGGCTCCATCTCGCTTTCGCCACTCTCCATGCCGCCGCCCATCGCATCGCTGTAGGGCATTGGCTCGCCGCCCTCGGCCTCGCCGTTCTCGGTTTCCATCTCGGTTTCGTTCTTGTGCTGGCAGACGCTGATGTTCACGTTCACGTTCATGCCGCGTGTGTCCATGCCCTGCACCGCGCCACCAAGGTAGGCGGGCGCGCCCTCGGCACGAGCAGCTGCCAGCGCCGCGCCAGTGCTGCGGGCCAGCCCGCCAATCCAGCTGTCCGGATTGCTCGGGCGGCGCGTCACCGCAAGGTGGTCCAGCTCCACCGCCTTGATGTAGATGCGCTCCACCTCGTCATTCTCGTTGGTTTCCACCTCGGCGTCGGTGAACCACCCGCCGATGGACATTCCAACCACCTGCCCGCGCTTGACCGCCTGCATGAGCTGCTGGCTACGCGGGTGCTCGGGGTACAGCTCAACGCGCACCGCCAAGCGGTAGCCGTCGGCCTGCGTACCCGTGCCGCCCTCGCGCACGATGGTGCCCTGCTCCACGCGGGCCTCCACCGTGCGACCCATCACCTGTTCCCACTCGTCGTCGTAGTGGCTGGGAACGTAGGGCACTCCAGCGGCCATCTGCCGGGCCATGCTGTCCAGCGCCTCGCGCGTCATCTCGGTGCCGTGCCAGTCCACGCTCGTGCTGCTGGCGTAGCCCTCCAGCAGCACCGGGCCGCTGGCGGTTTCCACGATGCCGGGCGCAGCCTCGCGCACAGCCACGCCCGTGGCCTTGGGTGCCTCGCGCACCACCTGCAGGCCGCCGCCGAGTAGCCCCTGCATCGGCAGGCGGCACCGGGCGGTCCACACGCGGCGTCCATCACGGGTGCCTGCGGGCTGCAGGTCGAGCTGGTGGTGGTCATTCCCTACGGGCACAGTCACGCGCATGGCGTCCTCCGGTACGTGTGCAGCGCCTCGCAGCGTCTGCAGGCGGTTCTACCACCGTGCTGGCTTCGCATCAACCCGCACCCTCGGGCGCAAGCGCCGACAGCGCGATGGCCTGCCCACCGTCTACCTCTGCGCGCGTCCAGAACACGAGCACGCACCGACAGTGGCCAACGCAGAGCGTGCCCTCTCCGGGGCGGCGCGCGAGGTCGCCCAGCCTGCGGAAGCCCTGCCCGCCCTCCTGCGCACAGGTGGGGCACGTGCGCCCGCCAGCGTTCACCCACTCCACCATCCACTCGACTGGCTGGCCGCCAACGGTGGTGACGGTGCGGTCGAGCGTGTCGGTCAGCTCGCGGTTGGACAGTCCAACCAGCAGGCCCGTCCAGTTATCAATCCGTGCCGCCTGTGCGGCGAACGTCGCCCGCACCACCGCGACGACGTCCTCGGTGGTGTCGGTTGGGCCAACGTCCGTGATGCGGCTGCGCTGCACCGTGGTTGCCCTGTTCAGCGTCTCGCGCACGCGCTGCTGTAGTCCACCCACCAGCCCGCTGGGCTGCATGAGCCAGCCCATCGCCTCCTGCCAGTAGGCGCGACCGCTGGCCTGCCAGCGCGCGTCCACCGTGCTCATGGTCATGCGCTCGGCGGCCTCGTGCCCGAGGCGCGCGGCGCGCAGGTAGAACTGCTCGCTGCGTGCCGCCCACTCGGTGCCCAGCTTCTCCAGCTCGGCCTCCACCACGCGCTGCGCGCGGCCAGCCTCGGCAACGTCCAGCACGCCGTCGCGGCCATAGGCGGCAGCAACGGATGCCTGCACCGTCACGCTGGCGCGGTCGTACAGCTCGGTCGCCGCCAGCTGGTACTCGGCGACAACCTCGGCCAGCTTGCGCAGGTTGATGGTACGCATCCCAGCGAAGCGGCCAGCGGGCTGCCAGTCGCTGGGCAACCACTCGCCCGTGGCGGCCATGCTGGGCGCGTCACGGTGCTGCGTGTGGTGCTCGTGCTCGCACGCGCCGTGCGCGCACAGCCCGCGCGCCACCAGTGCGCTGCGCTCGTCGTCGCCAGCCGTGCTGTACGGGTGGCCCTCGGGTAGCAGGTCGGTGTCGTGCGGTGCCTTGCCGCGCGGCTCGCCAGTGCGGAGCAGGAACAGGAAGCTCTCGACCCGTGCGAACGCCCACTGCTCGGGGCTGCTCACGCTGGGGCGCACGCTCTCGGGGTTGGTATTGTACGCGCCCACGCCGCGCTTCCACACCTGCGCCAACACCTCTGCGGTGGTGCGGCGGTCGGGGTCATTGTCCACGTCCGCGTTGTGCTCGCGCGCCTTCTCGCGCAGCGTGTCCTGCACGCTGCCCTCCAGCTCTGCCAACACTGCCCGTGCGGCCACGCGCTCCTCGTCCACCTTTGCCTTCGCTTCGTCCAGCAGCTCCTTCATGTACCGTTCGCCACGGTCGCCCACGCCCAGCCACTTGACTTGCGCCACGACGCCAGCCAGCCGGAAGTCACCACGGTGCCGGGCAACCCACGCCTCGCGGAGCCGGATGGCTCCCTCCTCTGTGTCGTTGCGTGGAGCCATGCGCCCGCCTCGCCGCACGATGGGAGCCAGCTTCTCGTACTGGCTATTGCCGCGCGTGTTGCCGCCCTTGCGCCAGATGCTTGGGTACTCCGTGCGAAGCTCCTCGGCGTACCGTAGGTCGAACAGTTCCCACTGGCTATTCCGCAGGCTCACTGGCTCGTTGTCGCCAGCAGCCGGGAAGTTCGTGGGGTCGGTGTCACCCACGGCTTTCCGCAACGGGCTGATGTCGTCGGCATCGCCGGGTGCGGCTGTCTCGTTGCCCGTGTCGGCAGCGTAACTGTTCGCGGGCGACAGCCCGGCGACGAGCTGGTCAAGGGGCAGCGGCCCCATGTTGGTGTCCACCAGTGGGACGTCGCCACCCGCCACGGGCAGAAGGCCCATCTGCGCGCGCACCTCGTTGGGCGTGAGGATGCCTCGCTTCACGAGCAGGTCGTTTGCTTGCGCCTGCTCCAGCTTCTGTTTCGGCGTGAGCGGCTGCGCCCGGTCGAACCCGAACAGCACCTTGCCGCGCGCCTCGGGCGGCAGCAGGCGCGGCAGCACCTGTGCGTTGATGCGCGCCTGCACCAGCTCCAGAATGGGGCCAATCAGATGGCTGCTGGCAACGTCCAGCTGAACGTGCGCGGTGGCCCGGTTGATCCCGTCGCTCTCTCCCAGCTCCACAGGCTGCACGCCGAACACGCGCCAGATGGTGCGGCGCAGCTCGCCCACTACCTCCAGCAGCTGGACGTCCTTCAGCGGGCGGCGCATCTCAACCCACTTGGCGTCGATGCCACCCGGCTGCGGGCTGGTCAGCACGCGCAGCTTGTGGTCCTTGCCGCGCATGACCTGCAGGTCGGCGCGGGCGCGTTCAGCAGCTGCACCCGCAACACCAGCGAGCACCAGCAGGCCGGGCGGGATTTCGTCCGCGTCCATCGCCAGCATCGTGTGCTCGGCTGACAGCAGCACCGTCACGCATTCGTTCACCAGCGTGTCCAGCAGGCTCACGCCGAGGTTGGAGCGATTGTTGCGGAACAGCGAGAGATAGCACAGCCGCTCGGGCGGCATCTGCACCACGATGTTCGGCTGCCCAGTGGGAACCCCTGTCTCGCTCTCCTGTTCGTAGCGCAGCAGCACGCCCTTCGCGTCGGTCACAGGGAACCAGCTACTGCCCAGCCAAGGCACCAGCTCCAGCAGCTTGCCGTTCTGCTCGTTCAGCTCCATCACGCCAGCGTCGTACACCAGCAGGTCGGTGACCACGCGGGTCATCACCTCCTGCCACGTCTCGCCGTTACGGCTGGGCACTGCCATCCAGTCCCGCACCGCCTTGGCGTGCGCCATCATGCGGTGGTACTCCTCGGCGTTGCGTGGGTCGGTCGTGGGCTTCACGTACCAATCCCACGTTGCTACCCGGCGCACGATGCTGTCCACGCAGGCGCGCACGTCGGGCGTCTGGCGGTACAAGTCCCAGCACTGGATGGGCATGAGGTTGCGCCAGCGCGTGTAGAACGAGTAGTGGCCGGGTCCACCGCTATCAACCGCATCGTAGGGCGCACCGTCCAGCGCCTGCGCGTAGCCCAGCCGCTCCCTCGCGCTCGGGCGCGGTTGCGCGCCTGCAGCAAGCCAGCCGCCAGCGGCAGGTGCTGCCTGCGTGCGCCCCACCTGCACCACGCCCAGCGGCATCAGCTTCACCTCGGCCATCCGTTCCTCCTGCTCGCGCCAGCGTACACTAACGCCCGCCGAGCAGGCGCACGAACCCCGACAACCGAGCGCGTGGTACGTCGGGCTGCGCTGGCTGGTCGCAGCCGGGCGTCACCCCCACGAACCCACCGAAGATGCGCGCCATCAGCCTGCCCGTGCGCTGGTCGGCCTGTTCGGTGCCAGCCTCCCACGCGGCACGTAGCGCCCCCACCAGCGCACGCTGCTCGCCGGGCGAGGCCCGCTCCACGAGCGGGTGCAGTTCGGGGTGCTGCTCCAGTAGCTGCGCCAGCACGAGCGCGGTCGTGACGTCACCCATGGTACTCCCCCTGCATGGCAAGCAGGTCCAGCGCGACACGGGTGTACGCATCGCTGAACCTGTAGTGGTCGTCAAGGTTGCCCTCGCTCCACACGTAGCGCGTGCCCGCGTCGTTCATCACACGCTTGGGTGCCTGCATCTGGTCAGCCCAGCCCTGTACCCGCCACACGTCCTCGGGCCACGTGCGCCTCGCTGGGAACACGCGGCAGTCCTCCATCGTGGCGTCCAGCAGCTGCGTGCGGTCCACGGTGACCAGCTTGCGCTCGTAGTCCTGCCGCATCCCGTAGTCCTGCGCGCCCACCCGGTCGGTGGCGTGAAACTGGCACAGCCACACGTCGCACACGCCGCTATCCATGCACCTGTCACGTAGCTGCTGGGCGGCGCGTGTCTCGGGGCGCGCGTCCACTACGGCCACACGCACCCGGTAGCGGACGAGCAGGTCGTACAGCTGCTCAAAGCTGGCGACCTCCCCGGTCCACCGCCCCACGCGGACACTCCTCTCGTCGTCATGC